AATAAAGGGAAAACCCGAATATTTCAGGTAGGTCCCATAGATTTAACTCTAGCTTTACGAAAATATTTTGGCCATTTTATCGCTCATTTGCAAAGTTCGTATTTGTGTGGAGAAGTATCTATAGGTATTAATCCTGATAGCGCTGATTGGACCATTTTTGCTAAAAGATTAAAAGAGGTTGGCACGCATTTTATGGCTGGAGACATGACAAATTGGGATGCCTCGATGCCTTATCAAGCGGGTATTCTATTTTTGTTTTGTGCAACTAGATTTTATAATGATGGCGATCAGAATAAACGTATCCGGCGCGTTTTATTGGCTACTATTTTGTGTTCCGATCATATAGTTGATAATTTTGTATTTTCTGTGTTACAGGGAAATACATCAGGGAATGCTATAACGGCAACACTGAATTGTCTTTGGAATATGGCGACTCCTAGGTTTGTCTATTTGCGAGTAGTTGAAACTGATTTGAGAAATTTTTCCAAATATGTCAGAGCAGGTGTGTTTGGAGATGATAACGTACAAGGTGTTGGAGGTTTGGCTGTCGGTAAGATGACTATGCCAAATATGGAAAAACATTTGAAAGAGATTGGAATAATCTATACATCTGCTACAAAAACTAGTATATGTGAAGATTATGTTCCTTTTGAAGAACTTACATACTTAAAACGTAACTTTAAGTATGATGAAAAACATAAATTATATTTAGCTCCTTTGGATATAGATGTAGTTATGGAAATTGCTCGTTGGAGTGAATCTGACCCCTTAAATGTGGAAGATCAGATCGCTCGTTTTAACCAAACATTGATGTTTCTTTCCTCTCATAGTCGAGAACAATTCGAGAGTGTGAGGAAAGTATTTCAAGGTTATTGTCAAAGTGTTTTGCGGGGGGATTTGGTAGATGAAGACGACAACAGTATTGTACTGCCATACGATGCTAATCTGTTATTTACTTTTGAACGTTGCAAACAAATTTTTTATCCTGAAGTGTACGGTTTGCCTTGTGATCTTAGCTCTCTTACTCCTGAAATAAGAGAAGCTATTGCTAAGGCATTGTGCGAACAGTAATGTTCTAAAATATTTCAGGGATTCGACTTCTGATTTGATAATTCAACAAGTCGTCTTAATTTAAATTATCGCTAATAACTTACATATAATAGAATATTTACAAAATCTAGAAAAATTTTTGGATGTTTATAATTTGATTGGTGCGTCTTTTCAGCCGCATTCAGACGAATATAAGCAGCC